CGTCTTCCACCATGCGATTGGACAGCGCAGCGTCCTCGTTGGTGACGTAGATCGTTGCGGTGCCGTTGCCGTCGGCGAAGCCAGGAATGTAAGCGCGGAAGGGCGCATACTGGCCAGCGGTTTGGCCGATGGTGGTCACGTCGATCTCAGCGCGGCTGATCTCAAACGACCATGACTGCACTTGGCCAACGGCGGCATAGTCGGCGTAGTACACCTCGAACTCGTTAGGTGCCACGGCTGTGCCGTCGTCGGTGATGGCAAGGATGGTACCGCCAGCAGCGGTGGATACGGTCAGCGCGCCAGTGGCTGCGGTGTAGCTCAGCACGTAGTAGGTGGTAGCTGCATCAATCGGAGACGGCAGCGTTCCGGATCCAGATCCGCCGGTTTGGCTGTTGATAACTCGGAACTTGACCGGATCGCCAGCCTTGAAATTCAAGTAAGGGGCGACAGTAATGACATCCGTGCTGGCATTGACGCCAGTTTCAGGGAAGTTGCCGTTAGTGCCGGCAGGCTTGTAGTAGAGGGCGCCGGACGTACCGGACAGAACAGTAACAGCCATGTTGTGAACGGTAGTGGCTACATTCAGTCTAAGTAGGCTTCAAACGTTGCAGTCAACTGAGTTTGATAGTACGGCTCTGGTGATGCTGGCGTTACTTGCGCTGGACCGGAAGCTGCGTCAAAGATAATGCCGGAAAATTTGGCACGGTCGAAAAGGTCTTTAATGCGTTCTGCAATGGTGAGGTTGGCGGCAGCACCAGCGCCTACTGGAGTGAAAATGTTGACAACTAGCGCGCCATTTTGCCGGTTAAAACCGGTAGCTGGGCCAAGTAAAGTGGCATAGGCGTTATCACCAAAACGAATTGCGACCTGAATCCATGGGATGTTATTTGGCGGTGTAAAAGGAACGTTTGCGTAGCTAATGGCATATGGCGGGTCGCCAGATGGGCTACGTGTCGAAATATCTAGTTGGATACGTTCTTCAATAGCGGCTCGAACGTCGTTGTAGGTGCTGCTCATGATTCCCTCCCGATGCGGTCAGCGTTGACGCGCACAAAGCCTTGGATGTCTTTGGCGATGCCTTGCACCCAACCCGCCGGCGCTTGTTTGCTGCTGCCATTGGCAAGAGGCTCTGCATACGGCAGATTGTTGTGCACGCTGTAGACGTTGCCTAGTTTTTCTTGCTGGTACCCGATGCGATCAATCTGCGGAATGCCGCTGTAGGTGCCTGCAGGTTTCTCACCGCCTGGCGCCGCATTCTCTCCTACCTGCCAGCTAACACGAAACCTACCCGTATCAACTGGGCTTGCTTGCTTAAGCCTGCTGTCAGTTTCAAGCACCGCAACGCGCAGCAGCTTCTCCATCTGCTGGCTGGCGTAATCACCAATATCAGCAACCCGGATCGTGCGCGCCATCAGTCCCTCAGAATCAATTCGTACGTAATAGCAGTGTTGTCTTGTTCGATGGTCCGCACCTCAATCACTTGCAGCGTGCGGCCTGAAATGATGACGCGATCGGCAGTGGTTGGCGCATTTGCCAAGTCAGCAGCAGCAATCAACAACCGCTTGTCGCCAGCTTGGATTAGGTCATTAACCTCGCGCAGGTTGACATCTTCCAACACGCCACGTACTGCAGTATCAGTTGTGGTTTCACTAACGGTGCCAGTGGTTGGATTGTAGGCGCCATTTATCACGCGGCGGATGGTGGCAACACCGCCAAACTTTGCCATCAGCTTGCTGGCAACCTTGCGTAGCGGACTAGCTAATGCCATTAGGCAACCTGCACTGCAGTCAGGATAATGCCAGGGATGGAGGGATGCGCTGGTCCCGATGGCGATGATGGCAATGATTGGATGCTAGCGGCTACGTCTGTGGTAGACCAGATCAATTCCAAGTAATCATTAGCGGCAAGTTTCAGAACATAGTTCACGCAACCAATAACGTGGCCATCAACGTTGCCATGGCTTGAAATGATGCTGAACTTACTGTCGCTAGCCGGCACGTCGCCAGCGCTGCTTTCATTGTTCTTGCGCAGCCAGATATTGATGTCGTGAATCGAGTTGCTTGTGTTCACAAACTGGACAGAGTAAGTGACGCTGTAAACGCCTGCCCTAGAAAAGGTGACTCGTGAGCCAGAGACAATGCTTATCCCACGGCTATCAGCATCCGTTGAATTAATGCCAATTGAATAGGCAGTGTTGGCAGCCTCTGCAATCTGCTGAGTCGTGTCATAAAACGACCCCCACAACATTTGGTTGCGGACTGTATCAAGACCACTTGTGAACGGATTGAGCTTAAATGCCATTGCTCAGCTCCGAACAACGGTAAGCAGATTATTGTTGCCATCATAGGTCATTGTCAGCACTGCTACGGTTTTGCCGCTTGTACCGCCACGTTTGTACGTTGCAGTTAGCAAGTTATTTGCGCCGTCGTATGTATTGACAATGCAATCATGCGTAGGGATTTCAAGCCCCTCGCGGCTTACCGCATCACCACCACCAAGGAAGGCAAGAGCCATGATCAGATCCGGTACGCAATAACTTTGCCGCTAGCCAGGGTCACGCTGGTGAATACACCTTCAATCTCGTCGCCTGCGCCAAGCGGTACGGAGGTAAACGCATTGCCAGTTGCATTTTGCACGGTAGCTGTGCTGATTACGGCATCAGCAACTGCATACAGCTTGTAAAACCTACCGGCATGGGCAGCGGTATCGCTAATGTACTCAAAACCTATGCTGTACTCGTCCATGGTTAGCTCCTGCGGATAGAGAAGTTGCCTGGTCCGCTAATTCTAAGCCCTGTGAGGTATCGCTCCATCAGCGGCGGCACCTTGTCAACACCAACAGCGCCGTAGCCAAGGTTGGGAGTCACGTCAATGCTGCCGATCTTGACGTTCTTGTAGTCTTCCAACCCGCTTAGCCCGATGCCATCTGGGTTGTTGTTGAGATAAGTGGCCAGCACAACTTGCGCATACTGCACCTGCTGCGGGATTTCAGTGTCGGTGTAGTAGTCCGTCGTGATGCGAAACGGAAAGCCAACAGCGTACGTATTGATGTAGGTATCAGGCTTGCGCACGCCAGTACGCGGCCACTGCAATGCCTGCGTATCGGTAGCGCGAGCGCCTAGAAACCGCTCACGATCCAATCGTTGGGTAGCGGTAAACAGCGCTCGATTCTTTTGGTCAGTAGTAGCTGATGCCCATGCCGTCACATCAGCATCTTGCACAAAGCCATCAATGATTTCCTGCGCTGCTGCCAGCGTCAGGTAGGAGTTTGCGCTTGCCGACCCTACGGTTGCGTTGATTGCTATTGCCATCGTTGGGTGGCTCCGTCATCTCAAGTTTAAGTGTGGGCTCTGCAATAGAAAGAGAGGCCACCTCCGTAGAGGCAGCCTCCTTTTCACGCAGTCGCCGGAAAGCGAACAGCCCCATCAGATGCGCTTAAGCAGCACGGTGATGATCACACCAGCCAGAGCGGTGGTGGTGCCGGTGACATCCAGAGACAGGCGGTCGCCAGCCTCCAGGGTCAGGTTGGCGGTGGTGCTGGTCAGTTCACCAGAATCGGCAGCATCGAACTTCTGCTCAGTCAGAGCAGTGCCCTTGAAGTCGATCTTGGTGGAACCGAGTAGGTCATCACCAGCAGTGGCAGCCTCGGTGCCTTGGCAACGACGGATCGTGCCAGAAACAGCAGAGCCGTCACTGCCGGCGGTGGCGTGCACCTCGCGGATGGTGACCACTTGGCACTTCACCGGAGCGGTGAAGAACTGCACATCAGCCACCGAAGAGGCGATGTAGTGGTCAGCAACGATGTACTGCTCTGTGGACAGTTCAAACTGGGAAGGTTGTGCCATGGTTAGTTACCTCAATCGAAGTTAGAGGTGTTGGTGGCGCGCACGATGCCGAGGTTCTTCAGCTCGTACACCTTCGACCAGTTAGCAACCATTTCCAGCTGAGCGCGAGTGGGGTTAACGGTAGTCACCGCCCACTTAGCACCAACAGGGTGATAGCAGTAGTGCAGGTCAATCGACATGGCATCGCTCTTAGCGAGGATGTCACGATCGGTTTCGGTCTGCATCGCCATCTGCTCACCGCTGGCAACAGCGCCTTGGGTGAAGAAATAGGTGGCGTATTCGGTCGAAGAACCGCTGCCATCGGTCTGCACATCGTCAGACACGATCACGCGCAGACCCATGTAGGTCGGCACGCTCACGGGGCCGTAGGCACCAGCGATGCTGCCGCCAACAAAATCAGTGACGCTAGAGGTCAGACGTGCATCTGTCTCGGTCACGTAGTCGATGGCCTTGCGCTCAACGAGGTCGTAATAGACCTTGGAGTGCATGGCAACGGCTGCCAGTTTGTCGCCTTGATCGCCCAGCAGGCTGCGGGCTTCGGCAACGTGGCGGGGGCTCAGCGTGGTGGGGGTATCACCAGACTCGCCATCAATGGTCAGACCAAAGAAGGCAGCAGAGCTGGAGGTAGATCCCAAGCTGCCGAACACACCGCCAAGGCAGGACAGCAGATCCTTTTGGCGCTGGTTAGCGATGTAGTCAGCGATCTTGGCGCCGATGGCGGCCATGGGATCGGAGCCGGCAGCAAGAGCGGCCAGGTCACGAGACTCAAAAGCACGGCCACGGTGCAGGATCACGCCAACTTGCTTGTCAGCTTGGATCTTGCCAGGGGTGAGGCTGGTGCTATCGGTCAGCACCTCAAAATCACCAGAAAGGTTTGCTTTCCAGAAGGGAACGTTGATGAAATCACCGCCCTCGGTGGCATTCAGCTCCGCCAGAGGCTGCACCACACCGGAAGCCAGGAAGGCATCGCGCTGGGTGGTTTGCTCAATGACGTAAGGCGTAAATACCTCGGGGATGATGATGTCAGAGCGAAGGGTCGCCATGACTAATCCTCAAAAAGGGTTTACGGATGTGGGCGCAGCCCCAGGCTCTATGTGGCGCAGCCATCACGAGCAGACAATAGAATCCTAACGGTTGGCTGCAGCTTTCATCCGCTCATATAGGTCGCGGTCTGTACGGAATAGCCGTGATTGCTCTGTGAGGTTGAAGCTATCGCGGCTGAATGGATTGCTCACGCCAGTTGGGATGGTGCCATTGCTGCCGCCGGTTGGTGCGCCACTGCCTTGCGGCTTCGGTTGCTTTTGCATCCATGCTGGCAGCGTCTTGGCCCATTCAGCAACGGGTTTGCGTTCGTAACCATCTACGACGACCACGGTGCCGTCGGGCTCGCGCTGGATCGCATCAGGCGACAGCTTGGTCTTCAGCACGAGGTCAGGGTCGTGCACAATGTCAGCCAGTGCCGTGACTGCGGGAGCAACGAGTTCTAGCTCGCGGACGCGGGCTTCAAGTGTTGTGATGCGCTGGTCCTTTTCAGCCGTCGCCTCACGGAACTGCTGCTCCAAAGCCTGCCGGGCTTCTTGATACTTGCCTTGAGATTCGAGTTGCTGTTGCTCGTAGTTGCGCTTGAACTCCAGCAATTCATCAACATTTACTCCATCAGGCGCCTTAGATTTCTTTGCTGCACGCAGCTCAGCAATCAGCTCTTGATTCTTGCGTTCTAGGGCTTCAACGCTGCGCTGCAACGCTTCAGCTTCAACCCCAGTAGTCGCAGACTCTTGGGTTTGTTGTTCATCAGACATGGATAAGCCGCAGGCTTAATTACGCTGCCATCGTACCAGCAGCCAAAGCAATGGCCCGCGAGTGGAATACACCAATCCGCGAACCTTGGAATCCGCTGATTAAGGAACTGCTAAATGCAATTGACCGCCACGAGCGGTTGTATCGCCAAGATGGCAATGGATGGCACGCTGCTAAGGCGCAAGATCTGCGCTGGTATGTCGCAGAACTAAAGGATTGGATTCATTGTCAAGAGGTTACCACTTCTCCTTATCAGCCCAATACGCAGCAGACATCTTGCCCTTAGCGATGTTGCTGGCGTGGCGTGCCTTGAACGATGCGCGGCGTGCTTTGGCCGCGGCAGATTCACCCTCGCGTGATGGGCTACCGCTAACGCCTTGCTGGCCAAAGCGGATCAGCTTTACCTTGTCGCCTTCTTTGGCGAGCACCGCGTGCGATTTGTTCGGATGCTTTGGCGTCCGCTTCGGCTTGTTGTAGCCGTCAAACTGCTCACCGCGGTAGGTGATCATTTCTTCGGCTTGCGAGGCTTGGCAGTCTTAGCGGCCGCCTTGAAAGCAGCAGCAGTGGGCCTGCCCTCTTCACCTTTGCGTGCCATGCGCTCCTTGCTGCCGGCCGCAATGCGCTTGCGCTTGGCGGCAATGTTGGCGTA